CCCACCGTGTTCTGGGGTAAGGAGGTGCCAGCTATTGGGCACCCCCTTGGTTTGGTATTTCCACAACACAAACAAAGGGAATGCCAATCCTCCTTGCTCTTTCCTTTTAGGAAAGAGCTAAATCTCCATTAAATTAAAATGGAGTTGCCCACCGTGTTCTGGTGTTGACGGACACGGGCCGTCCTGAGTACCGCAAGTGATTCTTATCGAAAAAGGGATCTCTCCCTCTCTTTAAGAAAAACTTAAGTAGGGCTAAGGACCCGTCTATGATAGAGATCCTTTTCTTCAGACTTACAACGATCCCTTTAACAAGGGGAACATGCAAGTTTGGACAGAAGCGCGAGCTTTCATGCTTCAATGGCAGGAAAGTCTTGCGGCCTACTATAGGCGAAGTATCTTGAACATCAGGGAAAGGAGCAATCCTCTCAATGATTTCGTCAAGATACGATGCTGTTTTCCACATACCATTCTCGTAACATTGGTTACGGAATGATATGGTAGACAGCAACTCCGCGGCATCAGTTCGCAACTTTGGGAAAGCGCGACGAAGGTAAACGGGAGTTACCCGTACGCCATCGTACACGTCCCATCCACAAGATTCTCTGAATTTTCCTTGTTCAAAGGTCTTGTTAGCGTTTACTTGAAGGTTAAACCATTCAAGCTCACGAGTTACGACAGATGTATATTCTACAGGGACAATGATATCATCCCCGTAGACGCGCACATCACGAAGAACCTGGAAAACAGAATTCTTCGTGACTCTAGTACCTTTCGCACCGAGAATCCCACTGACAACTATGGTAAGAAATACCATGGCTTCAATAGGGAAGCAAAGTGCGGAACCCATCGACGCGAACCTAGAGAGGTCTAAAAGACCATATCCAGGAACGTCAGCTCTTAGAGATCTGCAAGAGAAAACAACCTTACGAAAGTAAGGTAGACACTCAAGCATTTCCCAGACAAGCTGCGCTGGGACCCTATCCGAAGCATCCTTAAGATCGATAGTCGCAAGACTACCATCCAAGGAGCCCTTCGTCGCGAGCTGTTGGTTGGGAAGTTGGTCCGTGAAGCCAATGGCGTCATGGAGCTTCTTATCCTCAAGTATCGGGACTAAATTATGGAGAACGGCTTGCTGTGTATATTGCATACACACAGGCTCGATCGCTATAATTCTAGGAGTCTTCAGGGTCTTAGGAACTGTGATCACCCTAACGGGCGTCTCAGCTCCAGGCGGCAGCAACTGCAAATCCTTATAGTCATCGGCGTAGTTAAGATTAGCTACGCAGAAGTCATAAAAAGGAAAGCAGTCGTCAAGCCTCCAGTGCCAACTCTTGAGGGCGTATTTTCCGTTACCGGAAATCCGCTCTGCGGTTGCACCAGGACCATGGCCAGGGATAAGGTTCTCAGGAAGGAAAGAATCCTCCTTGATGACACTACCCCACAGTACTGCGGAGACCGCTTTAAAGCGGTGCATCTCAGTACTGAGATCGCCTTGGGCGAATAGAGGGAGATCAGAACCACTCCACAAGTCTTTGAACTCATGGAGATGGTCTAATTCCCATTCGCGGCAAGAGCCGTTTGTCTCGATATAGCGCCTAAACGCCTTGTTAACCCTTTCGGGAGAACAAGTCTCCTCCATCTTCTTAATAGCCAGACAAATCTGGCGAATGAAGAAAATAGAGGATATATCAGGCGAATCGAGTAAGGTACCAGTACAACGATCAAAGACACGTTCGAGCAAACCTCCGAGAAATCGGGGGAGAGCCCTGTGTTTCGAAAAAGATCGAAACCCAGACGGAACGATCCTGCCTTCAGCAAGACTTCTTTCGAAGTCAGCGCAGAAGTCAGGAAGGGTTATCATGAGAAATGATAACCCCTCGTGCTTTGTTCGTCTCGCGATTGTTTCAAGATCGCGAGTGGTGCTAACATCACACCACCTCCTGGAATCTTCCAGGATCGTCGTTAGGAGCCTCAGTAGGCTTTTCATGCTTGCTCACCTCATTGGTGGGTTGTGCAATCCCAGCTGATACGGGAGACTCCCAGTCCAGTCACTGAACCAGTATTACTAGAAACATCAGTAATATGGCAAAGAGACTGACACCGACGAGTAGTACTTGGTTAAGCGGATCGTTACGATTCGCCACCGAGCACACTCGTCACCTTGGCACCCGAGGACGCCGTGAGATACGCAGTAAGCGCATCCACGATGTACTTGGCCTCAGCCACCGTATACCCCGTAACAGGGGTATCGATGACGAGGTACGCAGACATCGAATACTTGATGTTCTGCGCGGACACGAGGGGATCCGCAGCAATCTTTGAATGATTGAGGCGGACCGTACGACGTGTCCGTTTCGCATACGTGTGCGAAATGGCGAGGGACACAAGTCCGTCGTCTTTCTGGTACGTAGACGAATTGGTGCCACGAGCAACGGCAGGTAGCGAATTAGCCACCGCGTTGATAGTGACAGACTGGGGATCAGCCAGCATAGCTGGACTCCTATGACAAAAACACTCCAACGAAGGATTCGTTGAAGTTAGCTGAACTTGGTTACACCAAGGGCAGCCAGGATACCCAACTGTTTCGGAGATAGACTTGAAAAAGTCAGTCCGAAGCCGTACGGGAGCGCGGCAATACGTTTAAAGTCTGTACGTATCTCCTCGAAGGAGGCATTGTACGGACCCCCATGGCCATCTCCACCTGGTGAATTCGCCAGAGTGAAGGTAACCTTGGTATTAGTGTAAGTCGTAGACTTACCATTAATATAAGCGTAATCCGCTACCAGGTTGTCGCCGGCGTCGTTAACAAGGTTGTTAACGACACTACCTAGATTGGTAAACCAGTCGACAAGCCAGCTCCAGGGCATGAGCTGATAGAGCGTATAAGGCGAAAGCTCAACACCGAGTAGTATTTTACTTATTCTGTGTGCTCTATCGTTATCTGCAAAGATTCCCGTAGTTTGGAAATCGATGTAGTAACGGAAGCGCGCAGAAAAGTAATAATCGGTGATGACTCTCGTCTCTACGACTTTAGTCCATGTCCCAGAATAACAGGAGCTCGGTAACGATGGCAACAGGCCCGGATTACCCGTGCCAGTTGTTGTTACAACCGTCGTCGAGTCAGCTGTCTGTCCAGCCTTTCCACTTCTTCGAACAGGACGTCCGTTATCACGGATTAATTGTTGAAGATTCTTCTGAATATTTAACGAGTTCTTGATAAGATCTCGTATATCAGAAAGAAGTGGAACCCACCCAAACGTGTAATTGAGATGGTTGTGACCTGTAACTTTTGCAAGTTCAGACCACTTGGTATTTCTACCAGCCTGTCTCAAAGCGTTTCTATAAGCAAGTAGCTTAGGAAGGGTGGGAAGGTCTTTGAGCTCTCCTAAAGCTTGTCCAAGACCACCGCGTTGAGCGGTAGGCTTGTACTTAGCCCAAGCAGCAGTTCCATAGGCAATAAGTGTTGCCGAAGAAAGAGTTGCAGGGAGAGCACCAATGGATGGGAATCCGGACGAAGGGGCCAATAGCATTCTGCCATCGG